AACAAGCGTGGTAGTCGCTGTCGGCAAGGTCACCGTGCCGCTATTCGAGATCGTCGAAATGACAGGCGCTGTTAAAGTTTTATTGGTCAGCGTTTGCGAGCCAGTAGTCGTGACAATGGCCACGCCACCGATAGTCGGGGCCGTCGTGAAGTTGCTCACCGGCTCAACGACATTTGTTGCGTCGCAATATACCAACATGCGAGCCCCATTAGGAATGCTCACTCCAGACCCGCCGCTAGTCTTTACGGTAACCGCGTATCCGCCGGACGTGTTGTTGTAAACGAAATACCATTTACTCGACGTGGGGACGACAAGATTTCTGGCCGCTGTGAGCGTCCCGCCAATCGACAACACAGCATGACGCGCTTCATCGTCTGTGCCGTTAGCAGTGCTAATCGCATAGTTTGCGCTGTCGTCGTGAGTAATAGAAGCCGTCCCGGAAATGGACGATTCGATCACGTCGTATTGGGTGTTTGTCGTTGTGCCCCAGGTTCCAGTCTGCTCCCCGGTGCCAATCTTCTCAATGCGAAGCTCGCTCGTGTATGTGCTTGCCATCTAAATGCTCCTACGCGATCTCTATCCAGCCAGGGGTCTGTGAGGGTGAAACGTCCATCCAAGATGGGGTTTGAGTTGTATCCACCTCGCCCCAAATAAACTCTTCTCCAGTCGCGCCTGTAGCACTAAGGCCGTCAGGGTAAACAATAACTGACGACACGAATGTGGCTGAGCCGACTTGGCCCGTGGCTGAGGCCCCTGTCGCACTTGCAACAACCCGTAGTGCGACCGCAACGCTCCCTGGGGACCCTGTAGCGGCCTCTCCAGTAATCCCGACAGCAGCCCCCGCAGCCACCGCAACGCTTCCGACCTGCCCTGTGCCAGCCTCTCCAGTAACCGAGGTGATTGACGCCGCAGTAACAGCGACTGTGCCGACTTGGCCTGTGCCAGCCTCGCCCGTGACAGAAAGGATGTTATTGGTGACAAGGGCTTCTTCACCGACGCTGGCTGTAGCGGACTCTCCGGTTGCGCTGACTGTTGCCCCAAGGGCAACGCCAACATCCCCGACATTCCCAATGGCCGACACGCCAGAAACCGATACTGTCGCGGCAGCCGTAGTCGTAACCGATCCGACACTTGCGGTCGATCCTTGCAGTGCATTGCCTTCGCTTTGGCCGAACGGACCCTCGCCCCAACCTCGGAGAGAACTATTCCACCCTTCGAAGGCAACAACTGCATCAGTCACTACGCAATCCGGATAATGGCATTACTCGCATCAGCGGTCGGGAATTGGATCGTAAAGTCCCCCGCCGTTGATGTTTTGTCGGAACCGAAGTCAAGCACCACAACAGCCGGGTCACCTGCTGCCGTGTCGTTGTAGATCAACGCGCCACGAGCGGTAATGGTTGCTGCTGACCAAGTGGTGTCCGCAAAGTCAGTGTAAGCGGTCGTGCCAGACGTGGTCGGCGTGACGTTGGTCAGCGTGTTGCCCGTTGCAGTATAATTGGTTCCGGAGACCTCGTTCGTCGCGGTGTACGCCGTTGTCGAGGCCCCCAGGGTGGCGCTAGAGGTGTATAGGGCGCACTTAAATGTATTGCCAGTGCTGTTGGTGAAGTCGTGGGTGCCCGTTAGAAGCTCTTGCTTAAAGCTGGTGCACATTGCCTGAGTAATCGCCATCTAAAGTCTCCTGACTATTTCTGCTGCTACCGAATGACCCTCTTTCTCAAGGGCCGCAATCATCGTTGTGCGCTCGCTCTGCTGACCTCTTGCAATATAATCCGTCAATATATACCTGAGTTTTTCTTTGAACGCTAGAACTTGATCCCTTATTTCGGGCGGCATCTCCCCCGAAACATTGATGATTTTTCCCAATGCAAGGTCAGCCAGTTCTTCTGGAGAATGCCCTCGGCCAGTCGTCGTCGCCACCAAAACATTGCCAACCTCACCGAAACTCAGGCCCATCATTGGACAGGCATCCTAAACTGCCCGCTTCTATATGCGTCCATGCGGTTTTTCCCGTCGCCAAGGTTTTTCAAAAGAACGAGGCTTTCTTGGAATTGCTTTTCATAGTTTGCGATAAGGTCTTGCTCGCCCTTCATAAAGGTGTATGCCTCAATTAATGAAGCATAAAGGAGCGCCCTCTCGGCGTTGTCGCCAAGCCAAGACGTGGCGTTGTCGACGATGCTCCCAGGCTCCGCGAAGTAATGGAGCTCAACCGAATACCCGCTATCCGGCGTTGGCCCTAGGATGAAAGTATCCTCGTCGAAAATTGCGTAAAACCTAGGGAGCCCTTCGGTCGAAGCAGATGGGTATGCCTGTCTGATAAAGTTGACGTCCTTGTTGAGGAGATAATTCGAGTCCCCAGAGCCGTCAGTCACAGAAAGAGAAAATACTGACAGGAAGTCGCTAGGGGCTGTTAAGTATTGATTGCTCGCCGTCAATGTTCCGGTCGAGTTGCGGCGGATAACAGGAAGCTGGACAGCATTGCGGAGCCGCTCCTCAGCTTGCCTGATGAACGTATCGATTTGCGAGACGAATGTCGTCTCTGTGTTCGCCGTGTAATCCTTAACGGCCTGTGTCAACTGCGTGTAGTTCATCAGTGGCACCTAGTAAAAGTTTTTCCCTTAGTCGCCGCGCCCGCACCCTTCATCGTCTTCTTTTGGGGAGGAGTTCCCCGCTTAACGAGGTTGCTGCCTGTCTTGTATGAGTTCTTTGCCATTTCGGCCTCCTAGCTAGTAACAACTGTTACGGTGCCCACTGCGCCCGTCGCCTTTAAGTTGGAATGCCCGACAGGCCTCCATCCAAAAAAACCTCTGCTTCGAGCCTCTCCGGTGTCTGGGCGCGGGTCCCGCAGAGCCTGTGGATCGTGGACTTTAAAAGTACCAAGGCGGAGTTGAGGGTGGTCAACATCCTTGCAGTCCATGCAAACGCGGAGGCCATTCCTTCTTTGGTTCTCCATCTCGTACTTAAGGTCTGCCAGGGGGTAGCGGAACCCACACCTGTCGCAGAACCCAAACGCATGAGACCCTTTTGCATAATTAACCGACATCCACGTAATCCGACAGCGGAGTAAACACTAGGTTTGCTTTTTCACGATCCTCGTAGGCCGCAAGCTGGAATTGCTCTTCATATATCGCCTTCAAGGTCGGGACCCTCGACGAAAGCTCGGGCCGCTTCATCGCTATATGATAGGCCAGCCCGGCGACAAGAGCCGGGAGGAAACGGGCCGGGATGTCATAGTTGTTGGTGTTCGCGCTCCCAACATCCTCAATCCGGCGGATGCGCCAGTACACCAAAGTGTAGCTGTCGTCTGGAACAGGCCACAGAGAGATTTCCGGAGCGTCTCTTTGCCGGTCAATATATATTTCTGTAGGACGACCTTCGCTAAGCTTGTTTGTCCTGGAGGCATATGTCGATACAGAAACCCTCGTTAACGAATAGTCAGTTTGGGAAGTCGTCCCAGCCCCACTTGCAAGGCGAATAACATGCTCAGTCAGATCAATTGTGTCTCCAGGGAGTGTATAAGTCGCCGTTGAAGCGGTAAGAGCCTGGGTGCCCTCTTCAATTGTCCAAAGGTTAATCCCTTGGTTCGCCCATTCAAGGCCAAGGAGGTGCATGGACCGCCGCAGAGTGCGCAGATCGTAGCCGGATCGGAGCTCCGTCCCGGCCCGCTCGAAGGCCTCCTCCGCAATCTGGAGGATATCCATGTTATATGTGGCGGTTCCTGAAGTGGCCATTATTTAACGCTCTTCTGTCCCTTGCAGCCCCAGGCCTTCCTGCGAGCTTTCACCTTTGGTGTTCTTTTCTGACTTACAGTCCTTGCGCAATATGCGTCCCCACGCTTCGTCCCCGGATGCGATATCCGTCTATGGGTCTTCCCGCTGCTGTCCTTATACGTGGTCCCGTCCGCGTACTTCTTGTCAGCTTTAGACTGGGACATCTTCTTGCTGCGCATTACATACCTCTCCGCGCCTTCCGAGGATTGCAGCGCCTTACCACGCCACCCTTCGCCATCTTCTTGGCCTTCTTCTCATCGCCCATCAAGGGGAGGCCGACTTGATCTGCCTCATATTTCTTGATCTGTTCCCGAGCGGCGCGGTGGTCCATTTGCTGCTGTCCGAGAATATGACCAGGAGATCGTGTCTCAATGGCATAGTCCTCATCCGGGTTCCCTTTAGCCAAGCGACGGTTGAGCTTGTATCCTGGGACGCCAGAGCCCCTCTTACTCTTCTCAATCTTCTCTCGAAGTTTCTTTTCATCGCTCATCGCATACGTCCTCTCGTCTTACCCTTGACCGCACAGCCATCTCCAGCGCAACCGCTGCGCTTCTTGCCTGAAACACGGCCACCAGCTTTCATGCCGCCCTCTTTCTCATCGTCGTCCATCAAAGACAATGCCGGGGAAAAGGATTTAATGCCCTTCCCTGCAAACGGCATCTTCCCAAACAGGCCGTGCCCAGTCGCAATGCCATATGCGGGAGAGATTGTCCCCAAAAGCTTCTTGCTCATCATTTCCTCCGCTTTTTGATAGCGCCGCCACAGCGGAGCTTGTTAACCGGGGTTGCCCCCATCGGCTTCTTGACCGTGGGAGCGTGGGCACGTCCCGGAGAGGGGACAGTCGACATGCCCCTGCGCATGAGGTCCCTGGCCGCTTGCTCTCCGCCAACGGTGCCATAAAGCTGCTGGACTAGCTGGTTGTAGTTCGGGATTTGCTGGCCAGCACCTACAGTGCCGCCACCTGCGTATTTCTTTTTCTTCATGACTTGCCTCCTTTGTAGCGTCCGTTCTTTGCCCCCTTAAGAGCCCTGTTGGTGCCAGCCTTTACCTTGCGAGTATTGCCTTTTGAGTTATTCCGGGGGTTGCCATCCTTGTGGTCGATGTCATACCCGTCCCCTTTGCTGACAACGCCTTTACGCATAGCTCTGCGGCGAGCAGCATTGCGGGATGCGCGGTCCTTCTTCCGGCTCTCCGAGCTATCATAAGCCCTCTCTCGCCTTGTTCGCGCAGTGGCGCTTTTCTTAAAATCCCCACGCTTAGGCATTAATGACCCTCTGCATCGTTCCCATAATCAATCACCACTCTTCCTGGACGCGGAAATTAGCCGTCACTGTCCCGGTCCCGCTTAACGTGCGAGCGCACAGCGTCACAGGCTGCTGTTGTGGCAGGTCGATATCAAGCGCTGCTACGGCAAGAGTGTTACTCTCGTTCTTTTTCCCCGCCTCAAATACCTCAGACCAGACTACGACACCGTTGGTTAAGGCAGTGGCGCTTATGTCACTTTCTACCGCTGTTTCCGCCGCCGTGTGGTTGGTTGGCGTCTGCCAACTTGCGTTGGTGAGCGTGCCGTTGATGCGTACTTCAACAACCACATCTTCAGTGACGGGGATTACTTCCATGCCAGCAACCCTGACGGTGCGATCCAAGAACGCCGTCTTGTTGCGGAACGATACGATGGGGAGGATTGAAGTGCTTGTTGAAGCACCCGTGCGGAGTTGTGACGTGTAGCGAAACTTTGGACGGTAGCGGCCCACGATGCTGTACTGCCGACCACCGACAAAAGCGTCAAGGTTAGCCGCGTCTCCTCCGTTGAGAACCTCGGCAAAGATGTAAAAGTTTGGGCTTTCAATAGACGTCGAACCTTCAGGCACAACGTAATGGCATGGCGCAAACTGCTGCTGGTTGTTGATGGTGGCGACTTTGCCCCAAACAATTTGGCCGTAGCCGTACCATGTGTAGATGATGCGCCAGATGTCACCTTTACTCAGATCGGCGGTGACGCCTGATGGCCCCGTCCCGTCAAGTTTATCAATGTTCCAATCTGATTGGTACGTCTTGGCGGCAGCCCCGCCGTCTTCGATGGCCGTGTAAAGACCAGTTGCGTCTACTCCGAAATACAGGCCACTGTTCTCGGAGACATCGTGACCGCCCCACTGGGCGTACTGATTTCCGGTCGGCAAGGCTGGAACGCGAAAGCCGATGCCCATCTCCGAACCGTAGCCGGGGCTACACCGCCCAGACTCTGCGCTGTCCAGGTGTGCCTTGCTGTTTGCAGTAGCTCCAGTAGAGATTTTAATCTCCCCGGATGCGGGTGCCACAGACCCGCTGTTGGTCGTCTCGATAACGTCACGCAGCAACGAAGTGCCGTATGAACTGTTAAGCTCAATAATCGGTGTTCGCTCGGCTGTGATTAACTCGCCAAATTGACTTTTAGGAAGCACGGGCCGAGTGACCAATCCTGACGCAGCGGAACTAGGCACTGTCTGAGAAAACTGAGCCTCGTCTGCATCAGCAAGATCAAGCCTTGAAACACCCATTACGCAACCATTTGACGCATCTTGGCGAGCTTGTCCTCGTATTCGGCCTCAAGCTCTTCGGCCTTCGCCAACTTCCTTTCGGCCCTTTCAATAATTTTGGAGGCTTCCTTGGCGGCAGCTTCCTTTTCCGCCTCAAGAGCCGACACGTCACGACGCAATGATGCCGCCTCGTCTTCAGCCTGTTGCTTGGCTTTAAGGGCATCGGCCATGGCCTCTTTGGCCTCTGCGATCATCCGGGCAGCCTCTTCCTTTTGCTGATCGATTGACTTCTGACTTGCTGCGCGAGATTTTTCTGCCGCATCCATAATTGCCTTGGCCTGACGCTCTGCCTCAGCAAACTCACTGTTAGCCTTTTCCCGAATGGCACCTGCTTGCTTGATTTGCGCCTCAGTCTCAGCGTAGCGCTGGTCAAGCGCCTTCAGGTCCTCGCGGGCTTTCTTGGAGGCGTCGTTAAGCTTCTTGAGGCTGTCCTTGACATCCTTAGGGCTGTGCAAAATCTCCAAAAGGTCCTGAAGATCGCACTCGACGTCATGCTTGACCTTGATCGTAGACGAGATACCCATTACGCGCCTCCGTTAGGGACAATGCGAAGAGTTGCAGAGCCCGCTGTGTGGGCTGTAATCGCCAGCCGAATAGCGGTCGGTGGGTTCGTGTAGTTCCCGTCCTGAGCCGTGGTCTCTCCGGCCACCGTGTCGTTGTTGAACGTGTTCGCCGTGTACTCCAAGAAGTCAGAGGCTTGCACGTCGTCGAAAGTATGCTGGACCGTGTAGGTCAAATTAGCACCCGAAGACAGGGTAACGCCGAAGCCGATATTAAATTGTTCTGCCCTGTAATCCGTCGGATACCACTGGCTCTCGCAGGTGCCGTCTACCCCAGCCGTAACAGCCGCCGCCGTCGCGTCGTCAACCGCGATCTGGGTAATGGTCAAGAAATTCCCTGAAGACGTTGCAACCCCGGCGTTTGCCCCGGTAACAGCCTCCGTCTGGGCATAGCCTTCTCGGTTTGTCCCGGTAATCGTAAAGGTTCGAGCGCTGTCGTTGCCAGCAGAGGTGATCGTGACGTGCTGGGCCTGGGTAAGTGTGACGGAGCCGCCAGAGGCCAATGCTCCATTGATCGTCAGGTTACCTGCGCCGCTAGGGCTTTGAGATTGAGCAATCCCATCAGCGTCCGTTGCTGTGGGAGAAAGGGTGATAGCTTTTACCTGAGGCACGGTAACCTCCTTAATTAAGAGTTAACCACAAGTTTCCTATCCTGTTGCTCAGGAAGGACGATGTGATGCAAAAAATCGCCCTCATATTCCTTGTCGCCACAATGCCACGTCTTTATTAACGGGTCAATGCGTATGCGAAACCCATGCATACGAGCCAGATTACAAAAATAATAATCTTCGCCGACGTACTGGCCAGTTTCATTGATTTCGAAATGGAATAATAGCGGGTGAATCGATCCGCCAGAAATGATCGCGCCCATGAGAGATGCATGGACGCGATCATCAATGGTGGGCATCGCAAACAGGACCCTACGGCCACTGATGTCGATGTCTTGGCTCACCGCGAGAACATCTTATTGAGAGCTTTAGCTGCGCTCTCGACGTCCTTGTGAACTTTCCCGACTTTTTCGCCATCAATCATGATGGCAAAGCCGCCTTTAACCGAAACGATTGAGCGTCGCATATCAACGCTCCACCGCCGCGAAGACATAGTCTAGGGTCATGGTCTTGGCGGCTGCTTCGCCGTTCTGAATGCCGAAGGAAACCGTCAGCAACTCATCGTCCGGAGCGTTGGTGTTCACAACTTCAGCCACCTTGCTGTCGTCAGCGAAGACTTCGAACTTGCCGCTTTGCGGGTTGTAGAAGAATGCCAAGGTAACAAACGTGTCGTCAGCCATGGTGGCAACGCTTGCTTGGGTCGTTGCCGTGCTGTTCTTGGTGACAACAAAGCTCGCAGCCGTCGAACCATCTGCCTTGGTGAAGTAAATGCCATCCGTCACCGCAAGCGGAGTGGTATCGGTGATTTGCAGACCCATAACAATGTCAGACTGGGTTGCATCCGAAATTTTAAAACGAGCCCGGAAGAACATCTTCTTGGTCGAGCTATACTGGAAGCTCTCGCCGACAAGGTTGAAGAAATCAGCGTCGTTGTCAGCGTCATCGTTGGTGATCAACAAAGCGCCGCCAGCGACGTCCGTCAGGGCTTCAGTGGCATTGCCAGCCCCGGCCTCAGTCGTGGTGATGGTCCAATCACCAGCCGCATACGTGTTGAAATCGTTGAAGTAGGCGACCCACTTGGTCGGGTCCATCATGCCAAACTCATAGAGAGGGTGGCCCTGGGTGACGTTGGAAACGCCATTCGTAAAGTGCGTAGGCATCGAACAATCCTTTCTTAAATCAGTGTGCCAGAATTGGTCACACCATTCGACAACGCATATTGATCAGTCAATGCAGAAAGGGGCGGCCCCGAAGAGCCGCCCCTAACGCGAAGCTCTTACGAGCCGCCCGGCGAACCGTAGACGCCGAGATAGTCAGAGACACCGAAGCTGTAACGCTCGCGGGCCTTGTAACGGACGTTGCCCGTGTCGAAATCACCGTCCATCGACGTGGTCATGGCAGCACGTTCGAAGTGCTTCATGCCATTCGGGATGTCGGTGATCAGGAACCAAGCGTTGGTGTCCGTCAGGTAGTGGTTGACGGTGTACCCATCCGGGATCGTACCGTTGGTGACGATGGCGTTGACATCGTTGTCAGCCACGCCAGTGCGGTACTCCGACTTCAGGATACGGGTCGCCGTGAACATTTCGTTCGGGGCGACAACCAGCTTGC